GCTCGGGCTGCGGGGTGGCGCGGCGGCTGAAGTCCTCGACCGGCAGCATGCTCGAGATGATCTTGCAGAAGCGGTGCAGCTCGGGGCTGTTCGCCATCGGCGAGTTCACGATGCGCGCACGGTCGGCGGCAGGGATGAGGGCGAGGACGTTGAGCGTGGTCTTGACCGTGGCGTCGATGTTAGCGCCGCCGAGCTCTGGGTCCGCCATCAGGCGATCGCGGTTCGAGTCGTAGGCCTGGGCGATGCGCAGGTCCTCGCGCGCCAGCACCTGCTTGGCCTGCGCCTCGGAGAGCTGGTGCCGCTTGGTGAAGGCCTCCACCTCGGCGACCATCTCCTTGGACATCCGGTCGCTGATGGGCGCGAGCGTGTACTCCGGCGCCTTGGGCTCGACCTTCGCGGCCGCGGCGACCTCGGCGGCGGTCTTCGCCGGATCCGCGACGGCGGTCGGATGCTCGGACAGGACAGTGTTCGGAGTCTTGCCGGCTGGGATCTCCGCAGGCTTGGCGGCAGCTGCCGCTGCGGCGGGCGCGGGCTGCTGCTGCGCCTGGGCGGGTGCCGGCTGGGCCTGCGCCTGAGGGGGCTGCTGCTGCGCGGGTGCGACGCTCGAGGCTGCCGGCGCCAGGGATGCCCCAGCGACCGGACCACCGCCACCACCACCGACCGCGAAGGCCTTGGCCGCCAGGGCGGCGAGATCAGCGGCGGCGTTTCCTGCGGTGGGCTCTGGCATAGCCCTGATCGTTAGCGAAACGCGCGCGGGGCGTCAAGACGGGCGCGAGGTCCTGGCCATAATGAGACGTCTGGAACGTTCCCAGATGCTCATCCGGGCGTCCGCCTCGGCCTGCGCCTGGTTCTGGGCGGCGGCAATGGCCGCATCGTCCTGGGCGCGCTTGGCCGCGCGGACCCCGGCCTCGGCCATCATCTTGGCCAGGCCTGCGGCGTCGGCGTCCTCGATGAGCGCGATCAGCCACAGCGCGATGCGGCGCTCGCCCTCCTGGATGCCGCGCCGGAACTCGTCCTCGGCGCGGTTCGCCTCGTAGGGGTGGGCGTGCTCGAGGATCCGCCAGAAGACGGCCTGGCCGGATGGTGTGTTCAGGACCGCGATCAGATCCTCGCGGTCCAGGCGCTTGTGGCGATCGGCTTCCGCCTCGAAGGTCGGCTGCGAGGGGGCGGTGGTGACCTCGCTCATGCGGGCTTCGACGTCTCAGGTGCGGGAGCGGTCTCAGCTGCCGGCGGCGGGGCCTTGGTCGCGATCCAGTCCTCGATGACGGTGTTCAGCTGGACCAGCGCCGCCTCGGAGAAGGCCTTGGGATCGCGGCGGTAGGCATCGGCGACGATCGCCACCAGCACGTCGGGCGTCACGCCTGGCGTGCGCTTGCTGGCGAGGCGCACGGTCGCGATCTCGCGCGGGCCCTGGTTGACGGTGTAGGCGCCTGGGTCGCTGTCGTTGCGCGTGAGGGTGAAGCCCTTGGCGCAGGGGATGGTGGCCATGGTGGTTCCTCAGTTGTCGGAGATGAACAGCACCACGCGGGTCTGGCGCTGCTTGCCCGCGATGGGCCGGATGGAGCGGACGGGGATGGGGATGGGGTAGATGCCAGCCTTGTCGAGATCCATCACCGGGAACCACTCCTTGTCGTCCAGGCTCCCCAGGATGACCACCGGGCCATTGGTCTGGATGGAGCACTGGTTGGGGTAGGCGGCGATGACGTGCGGCTTCCCCTCCGGCTCGGTGTCGAACAGCGTCCACAGCCAGCTGGACGTATTCGCGTGGTCGGTGGTGCGCCGCAGCTCATTCACGCGCTGCTGCTCGATGGGACGGCGCAGTGGAGGGGGCTTCGGCAGGGGCGGCTGGGTGGGCGGGCTGGTCGTATCGGTGCTCATGGCGTGGGACCTCCACCAGCAAGCTGGGGCATGACTTTCGAGAGAAGGGAGCTGCCGTTGGCTGGCGCGTTGGCCAGGTCGGCGGCGGCGCCGGCGAGCTTCTGGGCCTGGTCGGCGCGGTCGGCGGCCTGCTGCTGGGCCTGCTTGTCGGCGCGGATCTTGGCCACCTGCTCGGGTGTGCGCTGGAGCTTGTTCGGGACATCCCAGAGGCGGCCGAGCTCGCGCGTGGTCTCGTCCAGGTCGATGTTGTCCTGGGCAGAGGGATCCACCGCGTCCTCGTTGCCGATGAAGCCCACCCACTGGGTGATGTTGGTGGCCTTGCTCATGCGCTGCGCCTGGGCCAGGATCGACTCGATGGAGAGCCCGAGCGGCTGATCGACCATCACGGCCGGCATCTTGGGGAAGAGCCCGGAGCCATCGGGATTCCTGAACCGGCGCAGGATGCCGTAGACCCGGGTGATTGCCGGGATGTGGAGCTCGCCCACCATGCGCTCGACCACAGGCCCGAGGACGGTCATCTTCTCCTGGAGTCGCGCCTGGATCTCGGCCGCGGTGGTCTGCCGCGTGACCGACTGGTCGATCATCAGGAAGACATCCTTGTAGAGCGCCTCGTTGATGCGGCTGACGATCTTGCCGATCTGCGCCGAGGTCATCTCCCCGGCCTTGCCGAAGTCGATCTGGTAGGCCGGCGTGAACAGGTCCTTCACGCTCTCGCGGTCGGTGTAGGTGATGTCACCGGGCAGGAAGGTGGACTTGCGCGCATCGATCGCGGCGGCCGCGAGCATGTGCGGCTTGTTCATGATGTCCAAGCCGTACGCGAGACGGTCCTCGTAGGCCTGCAGGCTCATCTGGTCGCCCAGGGCGTCCATCGCCGGAGACTCGCCGTAGATGTTCTCGCCGACCACGTCCCAGCGCGCGACCGCCAGCGGGTTCTCCCAGTAGCCCTTGGTCTGGATGATCGCGGTGTCCTTGGTCTTGCCGGCGTCGAAGGCGTCCAGCTCGTAGTGCGTGGACAGCCAGGGCATGCGCGAGATCTTCTCGGCCTGGGTGCCGAAGTAGTCCGCCTTGTGGATGGCGTGGACCATCGTGCGCCAGGTCTCCTTGGTGCCGCCGGAAGGCGAGTCGGTCAGGACCTGCGTGGAGTCCGGCGTCGACTCGTAGCCGAAGGCCTCCACGATCTGGCGCGCGGTCATGGAGTAGGTCCGCATGGACAGATCGATGCGCAGCTGCGGATCGCACGCGAGGGTGTACTCGCCGATCGGCCAGGGATGGCAGCGGATGCGGGTATTCAGCGCCATGTTCGGCTCGCGGTCGGCCTCGATGAGGAATGCCGATGTGCCGAAGAGGCCGACTTCCTTGTACGTGTTCCGGAGGCAGTCGTAGAAGTTCGAGCTGATGAGCACCGACCGGATGATGTCCTCCACGGCCTCGCACCACTGGCGGACATCGGGACGCTCGTTCAGTTTCTTGTTCTGGAGGACGATGCGGAACCACGGCCTGGTCGGCGAAGACATGCCGGTCATCAGGCCCGCGCCGAGCGTGCGCAGCGCGAGCGTGCCGGCATTGTTGATGATCGCGAAGTCCCGGCGGTTTCCCATGTCCACCTGGGATGGATCCCAGCGCGGAGATCTCGGCGCGAAGAAGGCGGCGAGCATCACCCAGTGCGGGAGCCAGCTCGCGCGCTCGGTCATCTGCTGGCCGCGCAGAGACTCGTAGTAGGTCCGCCGGAAGACCTTGTTGGTGAGGTCGATGTTCGGCGTATTGCGCATCGGATAGGTGGAAGCGGATGCGATCATGACTCAGCCGCCCAGGATCGACTTGCCGGAGGAGCCCACCTGCGAACCGATCTGCCGGTTGGGGTTGCTGGGCTGGGAGAGGAGCGAGGCGCCGGCGGTCTGCGCCATCATGTTGGCGGTCTGCACCTGCGAGGCGGTGGCGTCACCAGGGCTGGTGGCCATGGTCGGCGGCGCGGTCGGTGGGACCTCCGCTTCCTTGGCGGCCGCGCGGCTCAGCTGCGCCTCGCGCACGCCCACGGCGGTGGAGAGCAGCGTCGCACCGACTCCGACCGCGGTGAAGCCCATCAGGTGCCCACGCACCGCGGAGGAAGCACGCGACCGTCCATGCCCATGCCGATGCCGATGCCAGGGAACGGCTTGCAGATGAGCACCAGGTCGTGCTCGGTGTCATCGACCCGGATGGGCAAATCGCTGATCTTCTCGTAGAAGACTTTCCGGCCATCTGGCCCATCGCGGAACGACAGCCGCTCGCCGGGGTTCTTCAGGAATTCGCGGTGCAGCACCTGCATCTGCGGGCGTGTCACCAGCCACTCGATGCCGAAGTGGTTGCAGGCCGAGATCGACGGCAGCCGGTAGAGCGACCAGATCATGCGCTCGAAGATGTTCTGTGCGGTCTCGGCTGATGCGGTCTCCGGTTCCATGGTCAGTTCCTATCCAGCCGCTTGACGTAGATCGTGTCCATCGGCTCGTAGCCCAGGCGCTCGAGGAAGCCGCCGATGTTGATCTCGTCGCGCACCTTGCCGTGCTGGGTGATGACCTGGACGCCGAGCGCGCGCAGCGTGGCCTCGGCGGTGAGCAGCAGGCGCATGCCCACACGGCCGCCGCGGTGATCGGGATGCACCCAGAAGACATCCTGGTTCGCTACCAGGCAGGTCGCGTAGTGCAGGTGCGGGGCGACCAGCGCGAAGTGGTAGCCGATCAGGCGCCCATCCACGCGCGCGGTCGCGATTTTCAGGATGCCGGCGGCCTCTAGCTCGAAGTACTTCGACCGCTGCGGATTCAGCGGGATGTCCGTCCAGTGCGCGACCTCCACCCAGTGCTGGTTGATCAGCGGCTGCAGCTCGTCCCAGAGCGCATCCGTCATGTGCTCGTTGTGGTACGTCACGCTGGCGACGGACTGCATCCTCGTCCCTCTAGCGAGTTCCCTGCGAATTGTCCAGATCTCCTGGTGATCGTGTCTGCCTTCGCAACGCCTGGCGCAATTTCCAGTGGGCATGCGCTGCGTTCGTTGACGGCCAAGACGCCGATTCGCACGGTGCGGGCTGACCTCACCACCTCGCACCATCGGAGTCGGTATGCCCTCGCTCGAAGATCTCTACCTCACCTACCGCCAGACCGGCACTGGAGCCGGCACCTGCGTCATCGGGAACGCGCTCGCCGAGCGCTACGCCCGAGGCAGCGGGGTGAACCGCAACCAGTTCCCCTGGTACTTCAAGTTCCGGTCGGTGCTCCGCGACACCACCTCCGGCGGGGTGTGCGCGGTCAAGATCCAGACCGCACCAGATGCGGCCACCTGGACCGATGCGATCAGCTGGACGCTCACCATCCCGACCGGCGCCGTGCAGGTGGCCTACTCGAAGCTCTTCAAGACGCCGCTGGTGTCGGGAGCGTGGCCGCTGTTCGTGCGCTCGTACATCACCTCGCTCTTGGGCGGCAGCGCCCCCGCGCTGGACATGTACCTGACGGCCGGCGGCTACGGGACCTGAGGGCATACGCTCAGGGGACCGCTCAGCGGACCTTGGGCACCAGGTTGCGCACCGATGCCAGGGGATCGAACGCCTGCTGCGGCGCTCCCCGGCTGCTGGTGCGCGCCTGGATCTCGCGCTCACGCATGACTGCCGGCTGGATGGGCGCCGCGAAGGTGAGCGCCAGCGCGTCCCCGTAGTCGGGTGAGGGCAGGCCTCGCTCGCGCATGCTGTCCTTGGACTCGAGCTCGAGGCGGTCCTTGCCGTCGTGCTCGTAGGTCGGCGCGCACAGGTCCTCGATCAGCCGCGCCTCGCGGGCGAGCTGGCCATGGCTGCGCACCCACTCGGCCATGAGGTCCCACATCTCGGCGCGCTTGTTGGCGTAGCGCGGGTTGCCGGGTGAGCCGCCGAACTGGACCTCGACCACGCGGTGGCGCATGGTGCGCAGGCGATCGATGACGCCGGCTCCATAGCCGCCTGAGCCGTCGATGAAGACCGCATCCGGGCGCCACTCCGCGATCTCGTAGGCCAGGCGGTCGGCGACCTGCATGCTGGTGGCGCCATCCATGACGATCGGGGCCCAGCCGGCGTAGATGCCCTGGCGGCGCATGATGACCGTCGAGTCGTCGCCCTGGCGCGCGACGTCCACTCCGAAGACCTTGGGCGCGAAGCTGAAGTCCGGCTCGCGGTAGTTCCGGCGCATGGCCTGATCGACCTCATTGGCGGACAGCAGCTGGTTGGCGGCCGCGGCCGAGAAGTCGCAGAGGTATTCGCGCGCGAAGACGTTGGGCCTCAGGTCCTTCTCGACCCGCTTGACCTCATCCGCAGGCAGCGCGTCAGTATCACGAATTGTCCACAGTTTCGCATACCATTCCGGATCCAGACGCGCGCGGTAGTAGAGCGTCGAGAACAGGTTCTGGCCGGCAGGCGTGCCGATGAACAGCGCCCAGCCCTGGCGGTCGGTGAGCGCGGGCCTGAGCACATCCTGCCAGGTCTCGGGACGCAGCTGCGCGACCTCGTCCAGCACCACGCCATCGAGGTAGATCCCGCGCAGCGAGTCGGGGTTGTCCGCTCCGTAGATGCGGATCTGCGAGCCATTCCGGAACTGGATGTAGAGCTCCGACTCGTTGATCCTGCAATCTGGGATCATGAGTCCGTAGCGCTTGATGTACGGCCACGCGATTGCCTTGGCCTGGCGGGTGTAGGGCGCGATGTAGGCGAAGCGGCCGCTGTCCCGCCGGATGAACAGCGCCTTGTGGATGAGCTGCATGACCGCGAGCACGGTCTTCCCGGCGCGACGATGGCAGACCAGCACCGAAAAACGCTTGAGATTGAGATGTACCTCGGCCTGCCAGTCGCGCGGCACGTAGCCGAGATTGATGGGCTCAACCACTGTTCGGTCCTTCGGCTGGCGGTGCAGGTGGGGCTGGAGGGGCAGCGGGTGCATCGGGGATGCCGGTGATGATCGGCACGTATTGGATAGGACCGCCACCAGGTCCTGAGATCTCGTGCTGGATGGCCTGCGGCACGAGCTTCTGGAGGAGGTATGCGAAAGTCCTCGGCTCCTTCTTGGACAGTCGTCTAAGGAATTGAACTCCACCCTCCTCATCGAAAGCCTGCTTGATCGCATCGCGCACGCTGACGGTGATCTTGTTCGGCGTGCCCTTCTTGCGCCCATGCCCGAACTTCCGGCCAATCTTCGTGATGTCGCCGCGCGGCATCGCTAGTCGTTCGCTATTTCTGCGAGCATGACAAACCCCTGCCGGCGATCCTGACATCACGGGATGCACACCGCAAGTCAGCTCAGGTCTCTCGGTTTCCCCTCTCCCTCACCTCGAAAATACGGCGGCGCAGCAGCAGCGCCCTTGTATCTGCTTCTGCCTCTGCATCTGCATGTCGTTACACTAACGTTACATAATGTTACTTCGCGTTAAAATCGTTAGCGTGAACGTTACTATTCGCGCTCAGCGTTAACGATATGGGAATGGTAGCTACTAGTTGTTGATGAGGAGTACACTGGCATTCAGTAATGATCCGGTGGCATTACTCGGCGTTACTTATGAATGTCGGTATTGAATCGACACTAGAACAATCTACAGAATCAGCATGAGCTACAAATCAAATACACCCGGAGTCTTCCAGCGGCCGAGAACGGTCAGGAACCACGGGTTCTGCCTCAACGAGGAGACCATGGAGGGCCTGGCAACGTTGTCCCAGGAGCGACGCATGTCGATGTCGGGGGTGATCCGAGACCTCGTCCAGCAGGCGATGCTCAAGCGGAAGGCCTGAGCAAACGGTCAGGGATGGGGCTGCCGGAAGCCGGCGAGGACCCAGCCGATGACCTGAACCAGCGCCAGGACGGCCAGGGGAGCCCCGAGGAGCCCGATCAGGCCAAGCCACGACCAACCGGGCCATGCGCAGGCCTCGACGCCCAGAAAGACCACTGGGCCGCTCAGGGCCGCCAGACGGAGCCAGCCCTGGTGCTGGTGGTGGAGCAGCCGCGCGAGATGGCGCCAACTGAGCCCGATGACCAGGATGGCCACCACCAGGCCGACGACGGTCAGGCTGAGCGCGACCTGGGGATCCGGCGCGTGGGCTTGGGCCGCGGCTCGAGCATCCACGCCGCTAGCAATCGCCTGGGCGTCGGCAAGCGTAAATTGGGAATCAGCCATCACACCCTCGCACGTCCCCTGCGACAAGCAGGGTTGCAACCTGCAGCACGGTTCCTAGGAATGGGAGCAGGGGTCGGTTCGTCATGGAACGGTCACTTCGTGCCCTCGATCTGTGCGTGGTCAACGCCCGTCAGACGCTCCGCGATGCGCAGCACCTGGGCGTTGAGGCCAGCCAGCTCGAGGTTGGCGCTGGCGAGTTGAGCGCGGGCATTCGCGATGTCCGCACGCGCTTGAGCCAACTCCTCTTGCGTGCGGAGCAGGAGAGTCTCCAACTCTGAACAGCGTGCCCATACGGCCGGCGGCACGTAGTGCTCCTGCGCGAGCCAGAGGAACCTCCGGCGGGGCTCGCCGACCAGGTGGAGGGCGTCGGCCATGGTGTCCAACTGTTCCAAGGGTGGCTTGGAGCGGCCGGTGAAATAGGCGTTGATCATCTGGATGGAGATGCCGGTGCGGGAGGCGAAGACGCCCTGCGATTCGAGTTTTTCCAGGCATTTCCTGAACATTTGGCACCACTCGCCGTGGAATTTGTGCTGGCGCATCCGGACACTCTACCTCAGGAAACTCCGTCCGTAAACATTGTGGTTGCACTTCGTCAGCCAGGCGGCATAAGTGCGCCCATGACGCGCGCCGCCACTTCGACTGCCAAGCGGCATACGGTCAGCGATGAAACTCCTCAGCACCTGGTGATCGCCTACTGGGGACGACTCGGCCGGAAGGTCACCATGGAGGAGTTGGCAAAGATTTGCGCAATCGCCCGGCCGACACTGACCAACGTGCTTCTGGGCAGAACTCGGCCTTCCGACGCCTTTGCCGATCGCCTGGCTGCTGTTCTCGGCGTGACCCGCGCTCGCCTGGATGCCGCCCTCACCCGCGCGCAATTGAATAGGAGCGGCCAGTGCCCCCCTTTTGCGACGTAATATACACTATCAGATTAGTAAGGCTTGCAGATCCAGTATTCTCTGCATCTGCCGCAGAATCAACAGAACTTCATAAGGGTCCGTTCGGCGTCGGGAGGGGAGCATGACCCCCCCTCAGCAGCGCGTCCGGATGCTGGACAATGCCCTGCGCGTGACCACTGAGGACGAGCGGCGCGCCGTTCGGAACCTCATCCAGATGGGTCTCTTGGCGCCCGACAACGAGCCGCCCGTGGCCCTGATGCGGGACGCAGATGGCGTGGTGTGGCGCACCGGCCTGCCCGAGGGCTACGACAAGACTACCCTCCTCCTCGCCTGCCTGACCTGCTCGCTCATCGCGTTCGGGATCGGGTTCACCCTCGCCATCCTGATCTTCCGCTAGGAATCCCCATGGCTCATGCATCGCCACCCACCGTCGCCGCCCGTCCCTCCAGCGCGTTGGAGGTCGCACGCACTGAACTGGACAACCTGGTGCGCACGATCGCTGTCCTGAACAGCAGCCTGGAGCAGCGCGCCGCCAGCGTGGAGGTCCTGCTGGGCTGCCAGAAGCCGCCGGCGCCATCGACGCCCAACGGTTGCCTGGCTCAGGCTGCAGCCCCGTCCGAGCCGGACATCCGCACCCTACTGAGCAACCTGCGCCGCGAGGTCGATCGCATGGAGATGATCCAGAGCCGCCTCAGCGACTCCCTGCCCGCCTGATCCAACAACAGCACCCGCGCGCTCTCAACGCCGGGTGCCTGACCCAAGTCCCCCACAAGGACCCAGATGCCTACCCACCTTACGCCACTCACCCAGGCCGTAAAGGCCTCCGCCGAGCTCCTTGATACGCTCGCGGACCACAATCCGCACGACCCGTCGAGCCGTCTGGACGCCATCGACCAGCTGCGCGCTGTGCTTGAGGCCGTGCGCGCGACCCACGCGCTGGCCGAGTCCGCGCCGCACCAGGTGCCGATGCTGCTGCGCACCTACGAGCGCCAGCTCCGCTCCGAGATCCGGGCCCTGGAGCAGGCCCAGGAGCGCAGCGACCTCTGCGCCGAACGCGACAGCGAGGCCACGCTCGGCCTGGCAAGGAAGGCCTGAGCCATGACCATCGACACCGACGCGCTGCGCAGGAGGTGCGATATACCCCATGGATGGCCGAGCGGCTATCTATCGCTGAGCTGGAGGCGCAGTGCGCCGTGTACGAGGAATCACTCAAATCTCACGGGGGAATCGGCGCTGTGGCCAAGGCCAACCTGGGCCTGCCGGCGAGAGGATAAACCATGAGAAAATCAGATCTTCCCGAATGCCCACACTGGCTCGCAGAAGCCGAGACCATTGACGAAAATGTCACTTGGTACGCTGACATGCCAGGGACCTGGATCATTTGGCACAGCGGTCTTTTCCGCGGCGCATTCCGTGGCGGCGCATTCCGTGGCGGCGCATTCCTTGGCGGCGAATTCCTTGGCGGCGCATTCCGTGGCGGCGCATTCCTTGGCGGCGCATTCCTTGGCGGCGAATTCCTTGGCGGCGAATTCCGTGGCGGCGCATTCCGTGGCGGCGCATTCCTTGGCGGCGCATTCCTTGGCGGTTCCACGTGGATCCGCCCATTTTGGCACGTCCTCGTCCACGAGGACGGCCAGATCTCAGTCGGGTGCAAGCGCAAGACCCGAGCAGAGTGGGACGCCTGGTTCGCCGGCACTGAGGTCTACTCGCACCAGCGCAACACCGACGAGTTCCGCCGGATTCACGGATCCTACCGCGCGCTGTGCGTGTGGCTGGACACCGTGAATCCGCCGAAGGCTCCGGACGTTGCCCCCCCCCCGCAAGTCCCTGACCAAATCCAAGCCAAAGCGCCGGAAGGCTAAATCATGAGCTTTGGTGATGACCCTGACGCTGACATCAAGACCATAATCTGGTGGTTGTTCTGGATCGTCTGGATCCCATTAAGCCTATACCTATTACTGTCGATCAACGGCTGCGTGCCGAACTATTCCGATGGCGAGCGCACGGGCGTCATCGTGAAAGCCTCGATCAAGGGGCTGATCTTCAAGAGCCACGAGGCCACCATGGGGATGGGCATGATGGGTCCGCACTCGGACGGTAAGACCACGGTCATGGCTCCCGTGCAATGGGAGTTTTCCTGCGTCAATCTCGCAGTCTGGGACCAAATCGTCCAGGCCGCCGCGAGCGGCCAGCAGGTGACCCTTCACTATCATCAATACTTTATCGCCCCTATGCGGCTCTCCACTGACTACGTCGTGGACAGCCTCACCAACGTTCCATGAAAGAAGCCATGATCGACACCGCTACTCTTCCATCACCGGATGCGCCGCCACAGAAGGCGCGCGCCCTCATCGCCCAGACCACTGGCTGGGCGGCCATCATGTCGCCCGAGACGATGGCGCAGGCGCGCGAGTTCGCCGAGATCCTGGCGAAGTCGGACATGGTGCCGATCGCCTACAAGAACAAGCCGGGCGACCTGATGATCGCTGGCGCCATGGGCTCGCGCCTGGGCCTGGACATCTTCGCCAGCCTCTCCGGCATCGCCGTCATCAACGGCCGCCCGACCATTTGGGGCGACGCCATGCTGGCGATCTGCCAGAACCTGCAGGCCTTCGAGGACATCCAGGAGTCCTTCGAGGGCAAGCCCTACCAAGACGACTTCACCGCCGTCTGCACGGTCAAGCGCAAAGGGCGGAGCGCGGTGGTCGAGACCTTCTCGGTCGCCGACGCCAAGCGCGCGAGCAAGTGGGACGAGCGTGAGAAGGTCGAGCGCCGCAGCCAGAACGGCGGCACCTACATGGCGCCCAACGACTCGCCCTGGTACCGCTATCCCAAGCGCATGCTCCAGATGCGCGCGCGCGCCTTCGCCCTGCGCGGCTGCTTCGCCGACGCCCTAGCCGGCTTCCACATGCGCGAGGAGTTGGACGAGGAGGAGTTGAGCGCGCTCAAGGACGCCTCGGTCGACGGGTCGGCCTCGAGCGTGCCCAACCCGGTTCCGGCCAAGGCCCGGAAGGCGCGTGGCCAGACCGTGAACGTCGCCGCGATCAAGGACGGCGACGGCCTAGTCCACGCCAAGGGCGAGCCGCTGGCGCCCACCGGCACGCCTCCGGGCGAACATCAGCCGCGCGACAACCCGCCCACGGACGGCAATCACATGCCCAACCCGGCGCACACCCAGGAGCAGGCCCCGGCCGCCGAGGAGAAGCCGGAGGCCAAGCCAGAAGCCAAGCAGGAGGCCAAGCCGGTCACCGATGAGCAGCTGGTCGAGGGCGCCAAGCGGGTGATCGGCGCGTTCGGCGAGGAGAAGGCGAAGGCCGAGCTCAAGGCCATCTGCGAGCGCCACGGCGTCAAGCGCATCCAGGAGATCCAGCCGAACGTCGCACGCCTGAACGTCCTCATGGCGCTGGATGACCTCGCGGGGATCCAGTGACCACGGCGACGGTGCCCACGATGGAGGCCATCCTGGCCATGGCTGAGGAGTTCATCCGACCCTCGGCCATGCCGCAGATCGCGAGTTGCGCGGGCTCGGCTATCCTGCAGGCGGCCACGGTCCTCCAGCGCGGGCGGACGGCGCCCTCGGATGTGGCCGACATCGGGACGGCGGTGCATTACCGAGTCCAGCGTGGCGTCGGCTACTGGCTCTTCGGCGATGAATGGGGCGAAGCCATCGCCAAGACCTGCAATGATGCGGTCAAGGAGGGCATGGATCCCTGGTCCGTCCACTGCGTCCAGATCACCTTGGAGTTCTACCGGGACCTGATCGACCAGTACGCGATCGAGAAGGAGAACGTCCTGGTCGAGCACCGCCTCGATATGGAGCGCTTCGGCTTCCGCAACCGGCACGGCACCGCCGACCTGGTCTTGGTCATCCCCTTCCGGCTGGTCATCATCGTGGACCTCAAGGCCGGCTTCCTCGACCAGGGCGAGGCCTCCGAGCACGATCAGCTCTCGGTCTACGCGATGGCCGGCGCCGCCACGTTCAAGGCCAAGGAAGTCCAGGCCATCATCTTCCAGCCGCGTGCGGAGCGACTGAACCGCGCCAGCGCGGCGACCTTCGATGCGGCCGCCCTGGCCTCCACCGCCGGCTGGTGCCAGCAGATCACCAGCGATGCGCGCAATCCCGAGGCCGAACTCACCCCCAGCTACAAGGCCTGCACCTACTGCAAGGCCCTCACCACCTGCCCAGCCGCCAGGGAGTACGCCATGAAGGTCAAGGACATTCTCGAGGACCCCATCGGCCCGACCACGCCTGACGAATGGGGCGACTTCATCAGCCGCGCGAAGGTCGCGGAGAAGCTGGGAGAGGGCGGCGTCGACCAGGGCAAGACCCACCTGCGCGCGGGCGGCACGGCCACCGGCTGGCAGATGGTCCCGCAGGTCAAGACCAGCCTGCCCACCCGGCCGGTCATCGAGGATGCCATCAAGAACCAGTACCTCGGCACCATCATCCCGGCGCTGAAGGTCGGCATCACCGAACTCAAGAAGTGCATCGGCAAGAAGCAGGTCGATGAGCGCTTCGCGTCCGTAATGGAAACCACGGAGACGGACATGCTCAAGCCGGATCGGGCAGGCAATGGCAACTGACTCGCTCAAAGTTCTGCACTGCACGCTGATTGATCCGCAGCGCACCGCCTCCGACATCATGGCGCTGCTCGGCCGCATGGGTGCATCGAACATCTCTATGGCCCTGGATAACGGCGAGATCTCCGGGATGTCATTCGAGGTCACGCTCGGCGGTCGGCATCTGAAGTACAAGATGCCAGTCAAGTGGGACCACATCTGCAAGATCATGACCAAGGAGTTTGAGGATCACCAACGCAAGCCACGATCCCGAACTGTCTATGGTGAGGCCAAGGAGAAGCGACTATCCGAGATCCGCAACCAGGCCAAGCGGACGGCATGGCGCCTAGCCTATGAGATGCTGCGTGTCCAGATGGCCTTCGTTGAGAATCAGATCAAGCATCCTGCTGAGATCTTCCTTCCGGATATGATCATCCCTGATGGCGAGGGAGAGACTGTTGGCCAGAAATTCCTTTCCGGGAAGGCCCTGCCTGCCCTCACCGGCGCAGATCGGAGTGGGCTGTGAAGTGCACATGGGGCACCGGCGGATCGGAGCGCGGTGGCATGAAGGCGCTCAGCCTCTGGCAGCCATGGGCATCGGCAGTTGTTCTCGGCTCGAAACGGGTCGAGACCAGGTCTTGGTCAACGGCCTACCGCGCAGCGAGGTCAGCATGACCGAGCGCACCTACACCTGCGAACTCTGCAACCGCACCTTCGTAGAGGGCTGGACCGACGAGGAGGCCAAGGCCGAGACCAAGGACGTCTTCGGCGTTGACCCGGCGTCCACGGACTGCGCGAAGGTCTGCGACTCTTGCTACAAGCAGCTCATGGCGGAGCTGCAGAAGCGGGGCATCCCTCATGACTGAGATCATCAAGGCATGCACCCAGCTGACCCTTCCTTGGCCCCCTAGCTTCAACGGCTACTGGCAGCCCTTCGCCATCGTCAAGCTCTGCCAGCCCTGCAAGGCCTGCTACTTCAAGGGCTACACGGTCACCACGACCATGGCGCTCACCAAGCGCTCGCGCATGTACCGCTCGGAGGTCCACGGCGCCATCCTCGAGCAGCTGGGCCTACGGAAGAACCGCGTGGCCTACGAGGCGCCCGTCCGCGTGGACGTCGAGCTGCGCGCACCGGACTCGCGCCGTCGCGACATCGACAACCACATGAAGGGACTCTTCGACGCCCTCACGCACGCCGGTATCTGGACCGACGATCACCTGGTGGACGAGATGACCGTCCGCCACGGCCGCAACATCCGAGGCGGCCAGGCCATCGTCCTCATCACCCCGCTCGACGCCCAACCCACCGAGACGGTTTCCGTCTCACAGTCTGATCCATTCGATCAGGAGGAGTAACGAGAATGGCCAAGAAGGATTCACCCGTCCTGCCGCAGGACGAGATCTCCATGTTCCATGAGCGCAACGAGCGCACCAAGAAGCAGCTGCGCACCATCGATCGCCTGACCAAGGCGGTCGGCGATGCGAAGGAGGAGCTCAAGTCCGCCAGGGCCGCGC